TTGAAGAGGGGGAATAATCCCCCTCAGAGGTATAAATATTAATTATGCAGTTAGATTAAAGATAGAGAAGTTAGCGTTAGGACTTTGTGCGATTAGACTCCACTCACAAAGTAATAATCTTTTCTCGTTATCACCAGAACTTGCTAATTCTTTGGTCTGGAAAGGACGAAGTGTCCCCATAGCCCAAGTGTCGGTCTGGACAATGTCCACCCTGTTAGCTTGCTGTAATCTATTTGGAATAAAGCTGAGCTCTCCGAAGTCTGATACATAAATATCCACTGCCCCTATGACTGACATCGAAGAGGCGTCACGATACGCCGTACTTACCCCTGTGAATGCACTTGCAGTCTGCTTATGACTTGGGGACATATAGACTCCCTCAGGATTCCCGCCCAATTGATAGGCTTTTAAAATACCAGCTTTTAGTAAAGCTTCAGTATAGGTTCTGTTAGTACCACCAGCGATTGCAGTTGCACCGGTACCAGCTGGGCTTGCTGAAGGTGAACCACCTACAGAGAAGTTACCCGCTGAAGTTGAAGTACCCGGAATGTTTCCGCCTACCCAAGTTCCAAAACTTGCTGACTCTCTCGCTGTTCCGGACGAACCAGACGCTTTAGCGTTTTCTACGCCAACCATAGCTCTTTCGATATCTTTCTTTAGCTCTTTACCTACTTTTGCAAGTTGATAAGCAAGCTCTGAACCTTTACCAGCCTGATCGACTGACTCAACGGTTCCAGATACGGTTACTGCTTTTGCAGAAATTTGAGATTTATTATTTAGTTTAACTGTTGCTGTAGTGGCAACTGCTGAATAATCGTCTCCTTCTTTTTGTGCGTTTGCGCCAGCGTCTGCTAGTGCATCTACACTCCACTCGTGCGTGGTATTCGTAATATTGGTTTTACCGATTCCACTCATAAAAGGGGTGTCCGAGGGGGCAATAGAATAAATTATGTCCTCAAACGATTCTTTCATAGAGTTGGAATCAAAAGTTTCAAATGTATTTGTTGGGACTGCCATTTGAATATTTCCTTTCTATTTAGATTGCTTTGTTATTGATCATCTCAAGAAATACCGAACTTGCGTCATTGACTTTTCCGGACTTCTTGAGTCTGTCCATTTGAGAATTAAACTTTTTCGAATTAGAAGAAGGATCAACTTTAGTTTTATTGTTAGTACTTAAAACTCGTGGAGCCTTATTGACTTGTTTCTTTTTTAAATTTGACTGTTTCAATTTATGATATTGGAAAGCGTCGGCCAGCAATAATACTGATCGGTGATCTACTAGAAGACCTATCTCTTCATTTGTAAATCCTCGCTCTTTTGCAAAGTTAACTAAGTTTTGTCGATAAGTTTCTCCCTTATCCTTGTCTGCATATATCGGAAGTTTTTCAGATAACTTTTGTCTTTCGTTAACTAAATACTGATTATATATCTGATCTTGCTCTTGTTGTTTGATGTTATCAAGTCTAGCTTTTTCTTCAGCTACTCGTTTTAGATCATCATTTCTTTTATCAATTAAAGCTTTTTGTCTGACATATTCAGCGGGGTCTTCTTGATATAAGCGTTCTAAATCAACGTTTTGAGTATCAACTTGTGATAAAGTCTTCTCCAACTGTTCTAATTTTTGTCGGAATAATTCTCGTTGTTGCTTTGCCACTTCACCCTCTTGTAACACTTGGTTTCTCATCTGATCGAACTCTTTTCGCTCATCAGATAACTTTTGTGTTTTTTGGGTGTAATCTTTTTGTCTGAGTCTATCCTTCTTCAACTCCTCTAAGGGTATTTTCTCGCCGTTTAATTCGATAAAATCCTCGGTAGTTTCAGTTGTTTCTTCTTCTAAAAGATCAACTAGCTCGGCGTCTTCTCCGAGTTCATCAGTATTCTCTTGAGAATTGACTTCCTCTTTGCTGGACACTTCGCTCTCGATTTCATGATTCCTTGTGGCTTCTGGTTGACTCGATTTCTCTTGTAAACCGAGAAGGTTCTTCATGTCTTCGACTGCGTCTCGTTCGGACTTGTATTGTTTTTGTTCAACCGGTTTCTGTTCAACAGAATTATCGGTTGGCGAATCCATTTCTGGTTGTTCTGCCATTTATTGCTCCTATTTTTTTTCGGATTGCTTTTGTGTTGCCAACTTACCTGTCTCCATGACAGTTTGTAGTTGCATCAGTACAACTTCTAACATTCTTCTCATGCGAAAAATATTTTCCCTTTGTTCTGAATTTTTATCGTCTGAGTTTAACCATTCATTCATTAACTCAGTTCTAACTTTTTGAATAGCCTCTATAAATAAAGGCTCCTCTAAAATTTGTTTTGCTTTATTGCCTCTAGAAATTTCTTGATCTGACATTATCTACCGCCTGTAAAGCCAACACCCGGTTTAAATCTACTGTAACCAAAGTTTCTTTTGTTTCTCTCTATATTCTTAGCAATATTAGATCTGTAAACGTCATCGTTTCTTGTTCTATTACCTTGTGCATCGACAGAGGTAATTGGTTGTGTACCAAGTAAACTTCCTGTTAGGTCTTGTGCAATAGGTGATCCGCTTCCTTTGGTGCTTCCGGTTGTTCCTGTGGCTGTATCATAAAATTTATCTTCTCGTTCTGCATCTAACACACTTTGAATGGCCTCTGCATTTGTCATTGTCTGACCACCGTCAACCGCTGTCATGTTGTTTGCTACTGACTTATAATATTGATTTGGTGAATATATATTGTAGAGATCGTTTCCTAAACTTTGGCCATAGCCTAAGTCTGTATATGTTTGAAGCGCTTTATTATATTGATTTTCTCTTAAATACGGCATTCCAAACAATGTATCAATAGCTCCTAATCCTACATTCAAAAAGGGATTAAGAACTCCTTCACCAAAACGATTGGTGGTAGGATCAAATTTTAAAAAAGTACCTTCACCTAAACCTTGTGTTACATAATCATCTAAAAAATTCGATGCACCAAAAGGTTGTGTTAGGTCTTTTGACATTCTTAAATAATTTAATTCATCTTTAGTGGGTTGGTCTTGATTGCCGTCGCTAGTGTTTGCTTCATCTGTAGCTACTTCTGGTAACACACAAGCTTTTAACACAGGATCATAGACTCTACCTTCTCCCGGGTACAGTTGATCACAATTAGGAATTTCTGTTAAAGCGTCGTTTTCTCTTGTTTCATTAAAAGTATTAATAATTGAATTTGGAAATCTTGCTGAAGGATCAAGCTCTCCCGCTTGTTCTTGTATGGTTCTAGTATCATAAATTGGATTTCGATACATACCCGCTGAGTTAATTGACGTTGGAGTATTTCTTTCAACTAATTTATTTTGTATAATCTCTTGAGCTATACTGCCTTGCATAAACGGAGTCATTATCTACCTTGCACCATGTTTTTCATTAATTTATCTCTCTCTAATGTTTCTTTTGCATCATCTTTAAGAATTTGATTTGCTAATTTTTCTTTTTGCATTTCATCAAGATTTTCATCTCTAATGATTTTAGTTGCGAGCTTTTGCTCTTCTAACATCATCTTCTGTCTATTTATCTGAGCGTCTTGATTTAATTTTTGTGTTTTTAAATTTAGATCTGCTTTATCTTTTGCTTGACGCATCGCTAATTCTTGTTGCGCAAGAGTTAAAGGATCTGGTTTAGGTTGCTTAGGTTTTGCGGGTGGTGTTGTCGCTGGGTTCTTAAAGAACTGATCAGCGTTTTTATACCCGGCATTTTCTAAATACTTGGCAATCGTGTTATAGACATTTTGACTATCAACAATGCCCATACCACCTTTAGCTAAAATCTTTTCTTGAACGTTTAATATTCTTGTTAAAACATCAAGTCGTTGATCTTGTGATCCTGTTCCTAGTCCTACAACGACAGTACAATTATATCGGTCATTCCATTCTCTAGGATTCACACCTACAAATTTTCCTCGTAGTCTAATAATTCTTTCATGATCTTGATGTGTGCAAATAAGCGTTAATAAACCTTGAAACATTCTTTTTACACCGTCTGCAAAGTTTCTCGCAATCATTTCAATACGTTGTGTACCCGCATTCATTAATTGATTAGTGCTGGTAGCTGTCGTATGAGATTTATTAATAGCGTCTGGGTTTAATCCCATTTGTGTTCGTGATACACCAGAGCGAGCTTCTCTAATCTCATCAATTTTATTCATCACAGCAAGAGACTCATTCATGATGTTAGGGGTTTGCAGTGGTCTGACTGCATCAGGGCTTTTGACTCTCACAATCCCCCCGGGGCGAGACACTAATAGGTCATCAATGTTTGCCATAGAGTCTTGAACGACAAGACGAGAATTATTTTGTAAGTAAGCGTTATTTAAAATTTGTCTGAGTAGTGTGCTTTTTACTTGTTGGATATCACCAATTAAATCGTATTGAGATAAGCCAAAAAACTTATGAGGCATTGGGAGAGCTACTGCCATAGAAAAAGGGATCTGTTCGATTTCTTCGTTTTCTAATAGTTGGTATGTATTAAATCCATTCCCCCCTACAGTAATTTTTCTTAGCTCTGCTATACCGTCGTTATCAAGATCAGTTCTAAGATAACACTCGGTGACTAATACAGTAGTCATTGAAGGATCAATGTTTTGATAATTAAAATCAGTTGTTGAGTCTTCGTATGATTTTCTCGTTACAGCTTCGTCGTTGAATACCTCTTCATCAGAAGGGGGAAGTTCTTCGACAGCTTCTCTATCAAAGCCCATATCAATAAGCTCTGATCGTGTCTTATACACTCGTTGAGCAATAAAATTACAATCATCTAAGTTTGTAGCATTACGAGAGATCATCATATTCTCCGGGGGAACGTTTTCGATTGCGACTCTCCCGATTTCTTTTACTCGCTTTACTTCACAGTCATAGGTTTTGACTTGAGTCTTTTCGTCAAACGCTTCTGTAAAGTCAATAATCTCTACTTCACTATCTGCTAAGATTGCACTGAACTCATCTTCTGTAAGTCCAGAATAATTCTCTTTCTTTTGTTGTTTTGATGTCTTCCAATAATATTTTACAAAACCATTTTTAGAGATGAGAGCATCTTTAAACATTGTATGTAAAATCTGATAACCGTTGTTGTCTTTGTTAAAGATGTGGTTGATATAATCAGTCGCTTGATCGCAATATTCAACGTCTTCCGGTTGTTCAGGCTCAAAATGAACTATGGACTCACCTTGAGTAAAAATTCTCATCATAGAAGGCATAATCGTTTCTATGGTTTCTAAAAGATCTTGAGATACGACTTGGCTCTGGCCTTCTTGTTCGTTACCAAGAGGCTCTCCCAGATAATACTTTAAACCTTCTTTTCTGTGTTCTGATAAATCTCCACCATAAAATCCTAATGAGTTTGTGATCTCTTGTGATACGAGAGAGAGTAGTTTGTCGTCTGTTAATTTTGCCATGTTATACGATTGCTAATTTGGGATATTCTATTTTGGAACTCCATTGTTTACTTTCATTTAACCCAACACATAAATATCGAAAACTATCTGCGCTATGAGATGTCCAATTATGTTCAGGTCTATTTTTATTTTCACCTTTATCGTTCGTTGCCCAACGATATTGTCGTAATGCGTCTAATCCTTGTTTTGTTTTTTCAAAATCAAACCAGCATCGACCTAATGTCATTCTGACTTGATTAATACCGTCTTGAATAGAGAGTTTTGGTACAATAGAAACGGGCATACCCAAAGACTGAGCTACTTCAAATCTTGATTTACCTGTCCCTAGCTCTCGTACCTTAGCGTCATGTGGGAAATTATGTACGTCATAAAGATAGCCTCGGTCTTGAAGAATGCTAGCGTAGTAATTTAAGCTCTCTCCAGAGTCTTCAAAATAATCTATTAAGTGTATTGCAGTTCCGACTTGCTGAACAAACCATATAGCGGTTTTGTCTTGCATACCCAGATCCCAAAAAGTAGAAACTTTGTATTTTGTATCATAAGGAACTTTCGTCACTCTTCCTTCTTCATCACACTTTTGTAATGATGCAGAGTAAATAGATCCTATCGCTTGAGCGTCAAAAGAACATTCATATTCAGCCTCAAACGTCTCCGGGGGCATAATCCTCTTTGCCTCTGCGAGCTCGTCATCATCTATAATTCCTGTTTCAGACGCTTTAAATATTTTTCCAAACCATTGATCTTCTTGTTGCGAAATCTGATACATTTCAAACAAGGGGGAAGCAAATCCATTGGGAGTTCCTTGAAAAATCACCCTACCACGCCTATCACTTGTAGCTGGCCTAATTACTTCTGCAAACATATTTGGTGGAAAGCTTTGATACTCGTCCAGAATACATTCATCAATATAAATACCACGAAGACTATTAGGTCTTTCACAACCTAGTAATTGTATTCTTGCTCCGTTAGGAAAATCTGCTCTTAGTTCTGTCTCATGATAATCCATGTTAGGAATTACCGAGGTATAGTGTTTTAAGAAGTCCCAAGCTATTCTTTTTGCTGAAGAATACGTCGGGGCTATATAAAAACAGCGAGGTCTTGGCAAAGGGCAAGTCAAAGCGGTCTTTATAAGCTCATTAACGGCCAATACGGTCTTACCAAAACGTCTATGACAGACTAAAACGTTAAATCTTTTTAAATTACTATGTATTTCTTTTTGTAATTTTCTTGGGGTATAAGGTATTTGTATTTTTCTCATTCATTGTCCTTATTTCCCCCGGACTGACCCAAATAATCACTTATTCTGGCAACTGTGTTGCCCTTCACTACTCCCTTACCCGCTGTTTCAGGTAAAACAGTTCTTTCATTTAACATTTTTAACGCTTCACCGAAAAAGTCCATAGGAGCTTTTTTGGTCGTCGATTTTTTTTTGCCTGTTTTGGTCTTTTTTGTCATTTTTTGCCTCAAAATAGTGTTTACCACATAAGAAATAGTAACTCCCATGTAGTGTTTTTAATGCAAATGATCCCCATGACCCACATTTACAACAAACCTTATACTTTTGTTCTTCTTGTCTATTCCAATTAATAATTTGTATGCCGTTATATGCCATAAAACTCGTAGTAAAATCTCTTCTGACTAGAAATTGGTTACAATGACATTGTCGCCGATGTCAAGGGGGTGCATACCATATATAGTATGCCAAAATAGCCTCAAAAATGCCTCAGAAAAATGGCTAAAAACCTATGTTTTTCAAGGGTAAAATTTGTTGCATAATCTCTATTATAGGAATAAAAATAACATACTATATCTAGTATCTGCCTATAAGGGATTTGACGACAGAAATTATTTTATTCGTAATCACATTCAAAAACTCTAATGTTTTCAATACTAATCTGTATAGCCAACCTATACACCATACCACTATTTCGATTAATTTCATTATATATTCATCAATTTTGGATAATATTTCACTTAATTTATTCATATTTAATTCTTTACTACTTACCCCATTCAAAGAGTATCTTTTCTCCAGATGATGTTTGAATAGCCATACTAGCTTTTTCTTTGTCTGTACCATATTGAGAAGGTGCAGTCTTGCCGGCGAAGTACTGAACATCTTTAACGTAGATCTCAAACAGTTTCATTTCTGGCAAGGTAAGCTTCTCTCCCCTCTCTACTTTGTCAAAGTATTGTTTAAACTTTTCTTTCTTCTCTTGTTGCTGATACTCAGTAGCCCATTCTCTTGCACTGTAGTATTCTCTCTTTAGATCTTTGTCTTTGTCTAGGTAATCAGTAAAGCCTGTGTAGCTTAGCTTGTTCTTTTTGATAGCTTCAATAACAGTTTTCCCGGACTGTATGTCTTGCAGTACTGCTTTCACTAAAGTAGAGCTATACTTCTGCGGACGTCCTACTTTCTTAGTGGATTGTTTTATCTGTTTCGATGATGTCGTTTGTTTCGTAACCATGTTCACTTGCAATAACTTCTATAAATGCTTTAGCAGTATTCTTATCTAAAAAAGGATTAATTTTAATTACAACAGAAAATGTTCCGTCGCTCTCTTCATATATGATAAACCGACTTGTATTCTGATAATCTTCTAATTTCATAACATATAACTCTATTCAATTCTTCCGGCCTGTTCTTAAACTCCGAACGAAGTTTTTTTTTTCAGTAGCAAATTTATCTTTAAGCTTGATAACATATCCCGGGCTAAGACCTACAGTCGTGCAAACAAATTTAAAATTAGGATTGTCTTCATTGAACCATGCTACAGCTTGAGCTTTAACATAAGGATTATAGCCTTGATCTCCGGACATACCGAGTGCGTCTCGCATGGCTTGAGATATTACTTCAATATAAAGTTGTGTTTCGGGTATATACATTGTTTAATTTCTTTACCCAATTCATAGACACAATTCTCGACTATGTAGTTATAGTAACACATAAGTTTGGTTAGAACGGTGAACGTAAAGTGAACAGTGCTGAGAAATGGTATTATTTTTTGATACCAACGGTATATTTTTTTAATACTGACGGTATTGATTATTAATACAAGCGGTATCAATTTTTGATACTGAAGATATCTATCCCCATAAATCAACTAAGACTTGTAATCCTTCTCTAAAGTCTCTCATAAATTTTTTTGCCGGTAGATTATCAACTAAAACATCTATTATTATGGGAGCATACTTTTTTAAAGAATTGTTAGCTCTTTTAATTTCAGCCTGACAATCATTTACAGAGTTCATGGTGGACTCGATATCGGCTTTTATATGATCTTTAACTAATACAGCTGTAGTCCTTTGATGATAGCCAGCTAAATGCCATAAGTTCTGATACTTGTAACCAGCAGTGAACATAAGATCATTGAGATCTTTATCCTTTGGATAGAGTAAGTTTTTTCTGTAATACCAATGAAGGATATCTTTGTATTTTATTTCAATTCTTTTTGGCTCTTTAGCTTGTTCAACGTACTCAACTTCTTGATAATCTGGGAGTCGATAAAACTTTCCATTTTCTCCTCGAATTATGTCCTGACCCCCATAATCTGAGATCTTAGCCTTACCCATTATTTTTAACCTTAGTAAGCCATAAATCTTTATTACGTTTATAATAAATAATATCTGCAACCACAGAATTTGAAGTTTTAACATACATATCGTAAATAATATCTCTAACTGTGGATCTGTTCAGGCCATAAGCTAGTGCTAGTTCATTAAAGGTTCTGTTGTCTCTAGATACTTGAATAAATAAATCTAAATTACGATTAATCTTAGCTGTGTCTTTAGCTCTGAGTGGGTAATCTTTTAAAATTTGTGATATACGATCCCTATTTAGTGTCCAATAAAACCTAGATCTACCTAAAGGATTATAAATTGATTTTGCCAAATTTTTTCTCACATCGATTAATCATCTCTGACTGAGCGCTTATCCACCAACCACCCATTTTCTTTGCGTGTTCCCAATTACTTAGATCCATTTTTTCTTGAAATTCCTTTTCCTCTTCCGGGCTTGGTTCAGTAACTACGTTATCTAAATAACATTCTCCGTTTATCCAAGTTGCCGGGTGTTTAGAAAATTTTTGATTAACCTCAAAATGTTCGTTGTAAAGTTTCTGCAATTCTAGCGGTTGGTTCTTCCATTCTTCCGGGAGCTTACTAAAAGCTTTACGAGCATGGCCGACTCCTACTTTGTTTTTGACACCTTTCCAAAATAATTCAAAACCAATCGGGTGTGTTTTATTATTATTAGAAGAAGAGGAAGAAGAAGAAGAAGAGAGAGCATGCTTAGAGGCTACCTCAAGGTTACCTAAAGGTTCGCTCTCAGTAACTTTAATCTTTTTTTGTCTTAATGAATTTTCTTTTTGTTTTACGATTTGATCTTGTAATTCTTTATGATGATAAAAGCCATTCTCTAAAACAAAGAATGTAGATATGATATAATGAAACTTCGTGTCATCACACTTAGACTTAATTCTATTAATAACACCTTCGGATAGCCCGGTTTCTCTCTCACACCAATACTTGAGCTTTAGGTGTTGATAAATGCCAAGCTCTTCAAAGTCGAGCTCTAGCGTCTGAGCAAGTGTATTTGTAGCATATTCTTTATACCAAGGTAAATCTGTAGAGCTCATAATAGTTTAATTCCCCCTTTAGAGGCACTAATGAAATCAACCCAGCCTTTAGATCTGAGTTTATAAAGAAGCTTATGAACGTTGCTTTTCACACAACCGTATTCTTTAGCTAATTCTTCATACGTTGGGGAAACACCAAGAGAAAGCCTATTTCTGAGAATTAGGAGTAGCTTCTTTTGACACTTGCTTAAAACAATTTTCTCATTATCTAAGCTAGTCAATAGGTGTCTCCCCTTTCGGACGACATGACATTAAGCGTAATAATGGAAAGCTAGCGGAGGATAAATTGGGTAACTTGCTTTCCATGATTTTATTAAATTTATTTTGATTTTTTTTTCAATAGCTTAATTTTTCTACAAAGAAATGGTTGAACGCTATGAGAAATAGTGTAACTTTATGGGATAATTATTTAGGGGATATAGTGAACGGTAAAAAAAAATTAATTCAGATCTTAGTATCAAAACAACATGACTCTCGAAAATCATGGAACCAGATTTGCAAAATTGTTGGCTTATCACCTTCAGTAGTATCTAAGTTTATACATACTCAAAGTGATATTTCAGTAGAATCCCTAAATAAATTATTAAGATATTTTAATGTTGATATCTATCATTCTTCTCGAAGTAGTCTTTTAAATAGGCAATTTGATACAACACTTACAGTTCCTGTAGTAGGAATATCGAACGAATATGGCATGATTTATGCCCCTAGAATGTCTGATCCAAATACAGTTTTAAGATCAAATATTTGGAGAGGATATAACTGTATTATAGTTAGACACGATCCAATCTATAATTATCAATGTTTATTTGACCCCACTAATAATTTCAAAAAAAACCCGGAATCCGTAAGTAATCAGTATCTTTACTCAATATTAAAATATAAATGCAAGACTAAAAATAATAAAGAAAGTAAAGAGATATTTGTATTTTGTAATGTTAAATTTTATCCTGAAAAAAAAATAGTTTCATGTCTTGATGAGGTTACAAAAACCGAAGTCAAAGTAGATATAAAAGATGTAATTGAATGGTTTGCTGTAGAAGCTATTTTTGCACCGAATACATTTAAGTCATCAAGAACAAATTCTTTACACGATCAGGTTTATAATCAGCCTGACCATTCTTAACTATTTCTTTTAAGTCTAATAAATCTCAAATACCCTGAGATAAAGGGATTTGAGTTTTATATATGTTTGTATATTACAACAATAATTGTTACCTTATGTAACCCACTGTTTCTTTTCGTAAAAATATGTTTTTTTTAAGAAAATATTGTTGCATATCGTTACTTAATCAGTAAAGATTTTACTTAGCAAAACAACGGAGAAAACATATGGCAATAAATGCGGGTGAGCCACCCAGATGTATAAGTATATCTAGGCTTTTTAAACAAAGGGTTATTCTATGAAGACGATACTTCTAGATGACCCGAATCAATCAGATATAATTAATTATTTAATTAAATCTGTTCAGCGTGAACAAGATGAAGAATATTTAGCAAGAAAAAAGACTCAAACTTTGACTTCAGATATGAACTTATCTGACTTGTTAGAAGATGCTCCACTTGTTTATAAAAAAAATCGATTAAGAAATATTGAGATTGAAAAGAAAACTACGGATTTGATTCCGATTGTTATTGGACAATCATTTGAGCAATTCTTCTTAAAATACTTTCCCCGGGGGAAGTTTGAGCGAGAGGTTCCAACCTTTTTTAAAGTGAAAGGTAATTATGGAACTTGGACAATATCTGGTCGTGCTGACTTAATTCAATATCTTGGATTTGATAATGATAAATTTACGAACAAAGACATCATTATTAGAGATTGGAAATCTACTTCAGCATTCCAAATGGAGACCGTTCTTCGAGAAATCAGAGTATTTAAGAAAAAAGGTAAGTTACCTAAACATAAATACTTTTGGCAACTACAGGCTTATCGTTATGCGTTCGAGCAAGGTGGATATAACGTCCACGATCTGTCTTTGCTTATCTATTGTAGGCATTGGACTCATAGAAAATCACAAGAGATAAATAATTATCCAAAGAGTGAATTTTTCGAAGAGCCGTTGCCTTTACTTCCAAAAGATATAATCGAAAAACATCTTGCGGATAAAGTATCAGAACATCAACTTATGGCACTTGGTCAAAATGAAAAAGATGCTACCGAGCCTGTTTGTTCTGAAGAAACTCGTTGGTATCGAAATGGAACATCTATGAGATGTGGTCTTTACTGCGATGTCGGCAAATCCGGATTATGTAATCAATTTAATAGAGAGAAATCGAGGGAATCTTAATGGCGCACTTAGGAGTAATAGAAACAAAAATACAAAAAAATTCCAATAAGAAATTATCTGGAGTTGCCAAAATGAAGAGATTGGCAAAAAAAAACAAAAACAAAAAAAGGAAAAAATAAAAATGCAAAACAACGACAAAGGTCTAAGACCACACTTTAGAATAAAGATACAAGATCAAAATGGTAAATCATTTGATGCTGGGGGAGTTTGGCACAAAGAAGGTAAGTACGGATTATTTTTATCTGGAACCTTTAACAACAATGTCCAACTACAACCGGGTCAAAGGTTTATGTTAGCTATTCCAGACGAAAAGCTAAAAGGTAATTTAACAAGTTATTTTCAAGCTAATCCTCAACCACCAAAGGTAGAGAAAAAAGAATATAACAATAATAATTACAATAATAATCAAAATTACAATCGTGGTAATTATCAAAATAACGAGCCAAAGAGCTTAGGTAATTCTATTCCAAACATTAGCCAATCATGGCCAGAAGGGAGAAATCAAAATGCTGAATACAGTAATGACGGACAAGTCGTACATGATCAACCTGATGAAGAGTGGAGCTAGAAAGTATAGATCTGAAGTTCATCTAGGCTTTATAAGAACTCAACCTTGTATGGCTTGTGGTAGTGATCAGGGCGTACAAGCTCATCATGTGAGAAAGAAAAAACCGGGTCATTTAAAATCTATGGGATCTAGGGTATCAGACGAATTTACTGTACCGCTGTGTCATGACTGTCATACGTTATTACACCAGCCTAATAGATCTGAAGATTGGTTCTGGGAAAATTGTTGTTTCCGAGATCCTTTTGAAATGGCTAAGAAGTTATATCAACAAACATTAGATAGGTTAGGTATCAAAGATGAGTAGAACACAATGTGAAATGATCTTAGAGTATTTGAAGTCTGGTAAAGTATTAGATCCGATTACATCTTGGAAAGAGTTTGGCAGTTATCGTTTATCAGCTCGAATAAAAGATCTAAGAGACAAAAATATACCTATTGAAACGATAAGAAAGGTTCACCCAAAAACAGGTTCTAGTTACGGTGTTTATAGGTTGATCAATGAATAGGCAAGAGCTGTTAGAGCTAGGGAGTGATATTGATAAGATGATTTATAAATATCATGAAGCTGGACAAAGACATGCTACAAAAAATGCTGAAGCTTGGTTTAAAGAACAGTCCATGAAAATAATTTTTAATGAAAAGAAAAAAGATTTGATTGGTGGTGGCCATAATGTTTCTCAATCTGAGATACAAGCGTTAGCTTCTGAAGACTATAAAATAGCTACAGAGCAGACTAAAAAAGCAAAAGAAGAAGCAAATAGTCTTTCTATAGATATGAAAACTTTAGAATATAAGCTTATGGCTCAATTCTCATTAAACAAACTAGCAGTATCAGGGGGTAAATTGTATTGATGTCTCAACAATCTAATTTTCTTTTTACTATCACTGACGTAGCTAATAGCTTTGGTGTCTCTAAAAAGACTGTTTATTCAATGCTAAATACATTGAAGGAAGAATATCCACAAGAACAGTTCTTCGTGCGGGTACCTTTTCGCTTGAGATTTTCACAAGGTCATATAGACAAGATAATAGAATGCTTAAACTCAAAAAGAGAGAAAAAAGCTCCTATTGGCAAATCGAAGGAACAACCATTGGCGGAAAACGCATTCGCCAATCCACAGGTTGCAAAGGCAAAAAAGAAGCTGAGATAGTATTAAAAAGAATTGAAAACTTATATTACGATAAGTTGGCTGGTGAGAAGAAACATTGGCCAACTTTACAAGAGTCTTTAGAAGACTACATTGATGTAAAAGATCTTCATATCAATATCATAACCCAACTCAGGAAAATAACTGATGATTTTGGTCATACTTTCATAGACACTATAAAGCCAACCTTTAGTGATCATATCAAGTTCTGTTTAACTCCCGGAATAAAGAATAGTTCTGTTAATAAAATAATTAATTTAGTACAAGCTATGATCAACTTACAAATGATAAAGCTAAATGTTCAACCTATTAAATTGAATAAATTTTCTGTAGATGAAACTAAGATCACTTGGCATAATGAAAAAGAATTTGAAATATTACTTAGACATTCTGGAAAAGTAAGAAAACTAATCTCATTCTTATACTATACCGGGTGTCGTATTTCTGAAGCTGTTAATTTAGATTGGACAGATATTGATTATGAAGAGAATTTAATTTCCGTTTTTATGAGCAAGACAAAAAAATATAAATACATTTATATCAATCCTAAATTAAAAAAAGAATTGGGCCTACATCAAGGTAAAGGAAAAGTCTTCACTTATAATACAAGACATGGAATCAAAAGCTCTTGGAGAAGAATGGAAAAGCTCTCCGGGATAAAATCTAATCCCCATAAGTTTCGTCATACGTTTGCCACAAGAGTCTTAAAAAATTCTGATATAAAAACTTTGATGAGTTTAGGGGGGTGGAGTTCTGAGAAAATGGCTTTGCGTTATGCCAAAGTTGTTGATACAAGGAAAGCTTCAGTCATTAAAAACTTATAAGCTGGTGTAACTCATTGGTAGAGTACGTCCTTGGTAAGGACGGAGTAGGAAGTTCGATTCTTCTCACCAGCACCAACACATCACCTTTGTAAAAGTAACATACTAAATTTCAATAGACTGTCTGGTAAAATATCTTTTGAAAGGAAATTGCCATGTCAAAAATTTTTAAAACTTTTATAAATCTGTTTAGTACTGAACCAAATGTAGATAAAGCTCTAGTAAGCTTTTTAAAGAATGAATACAAAAAAGATTGGGTGTCTGCATATCACACTTACAAAGAAGAAGGACGTCTCCCCAACTACATTAGAAGATCTCTATAGTGTGTCAAAAGTGTGTCAATTTTTATTACACAGTAGGTAACACTTTAAAAAAAGTATTGAGAAATAACGAGAAATATTGAAACATAGTGTGTCAAAAAAAGACACATTTCACGCTATTATTTCCAAAAATCAAGGGTTTCACAGTCTTGGTAATAATGCGTTACCCCTCATAATCAATAATTCTAGAACGTTTTGTGTAAATTTGTGTCAAAAAAAAACGTTACTTTTTGTGAAAATTTGATACTTTCTTCTTAGCAAAACAACGGAGAAAGATATGTTTACAACACCAATACAATACGAATACTTTAACAAAAAACTTAGTTTTACTTTAGTTCCTGTAACAAATGCTTTTATTGTAGCAATTAAAATTTTTGAACTATCTACAATTAAGACTCTTAAACTACCTAAGTTTTTAAGAAGGTTTTATGGATATGTTCGTTTTCTTACTTACTACATTAAAACCTTTTTCAAATATGCTTTATTTACCTTCCCGATTTATATTATCAGAAGAGAGTATGATTATGTAGATCATGCTGAATCTAGTTGGCCAGAAAAGTATAATACCGGTTTTTCTTTTTGGTGGAGTTACCACAAAGACGAATTACTCGAATATTTTAAGCCTAGAGATATTGATAGCGGGTACAATCTGTATGTAGATTTTATTTCTAGGGAAGAATATTTAGAATCTCAATCGTCTAGTCGTGATTATGCTATGGAAGCTTTTGAGAATGGCCACCCAAGTACAATAAATCATGGGGGCTATTAATGTTAAATCTAGTACTATATACGTTCGCTCACATATTTATGATAGGCGGTTTTCTAATAGTAATGAAGCTTGTTATTGAGGCTTTATCTAACAAATAAGTAAAGGCCGGGATCAAATCCAAAGTAGCAAAACAACGGAGAAAATCCCGGCAACTAATCTATAATATCTTTTCGTTATATTACAATTTTAAAAAACCTCTGATTTTTCATAAGTCATAAGGCATTTGAAGTTATGACTTACTAAAACCTTTGTTTTAATGGTTCTAGCTTGCATATCTAAATAATTGATACGCTTCTCACATTCAACTTGTGTCGGATATTCTTCTGAATAAGATAAGCAAAAAGGATCAACAAAATTAGCAACTGCGTAACTACAAATATAACCAACTAAAAAGAATGTTTTTATCAAAATAATATGGTTTTCTTAATCCAGCCTTTAGGTATTATTTGACAACGCCCCCGGTCTTTTTCTTTAGGGTCTTTATTTTTATCTGCGCATACGGTAATTGAATCTTTTGTTTCTTTAGTGACATATCCCAGACTTTGCATAATAGGCAATTTAGCTTTAAGAACATCATCAAGATGATGCCAACCAGCACTCATCTCGTAAGCGTCAAACCACTCTATCTCTACTTTGTCATTATCGGGCATTTCTAACTAGCCTTGCTATCCTTTTAGAGTATTTAGCTCTCGATCCTGTCCCCCCGGCTTTTCTTTTTTTACTTGTACTAGCTGAGTATTCTTTAGAGGAAAGTTTATCAATTACACTTTTGGGGAGATACCTCTCTCCTGTTTTGGAAGAAGGCTTCCCAGATTTGGTAGTCCACTTTTGTTTCGACCATTTCTTTAAACTCTTTTGGGATTTTTTAAGAGGCATTATTTATATCCACCACCAGCTTTTTTATAGTCTCTAGCTAGCTTCTGGGCTTTACGAGCAGACCATTTACCAGCGGGGGTTCCCATAGTGTTACTACCTTTAATCTGATTAAATAGTCTTTTGCGCAAAGAAGGTTTGGTATAATTACCAGCTTCATTAACTCGACTTTTCTTAGGCATTACTTCTTTTTGGTTTTCATTTTCTTTTTATCTTTTTTTTTATCCTCATTTAATTTTTTGAGTCCCTTAGCACTGTAAGGATATTTTTTTCCTTTGTATGACGGCATTTTTTTTTCTCCTTTAGCAATTCCAAGCTCTTCTTGACCAATAGTTTGCTGAGAGCTTATTGTTCTTGTTCTTTATTCCACCACTTCTAGCGCAATAACTTTTCTTTCTATCCGGGTTATTTTTCTTAATGGACATTCCTTTAGCTCCGAAATTAATTTTCTTTACCCTTCCGGTACTAGGATCTCGGACAAAAACCTTAAATTTTTTTATATCTCCTTGGGTTGGCTTATTAAGAGTTACTTTTTTTCCTTGATATTCAGCCATTACTTCTTGCCTAATACCTTACCCATTCCCCGTAATCCAAATGAGGAAGCTATACTTCCATAAATTGAATATTGTAGCCAATCAGGGGTTCTGCCTAAAGCATCTAGTCCTCTTTCGACGTATGGTTGCAGTGGTGGGATAAAACACATTCCTATAATGATGATAAAAAGAATCGTCCAAGCCTCGTCTTTAAAACTATTATCTCCAGACTTTACAGCCTGTAAGTCGTATTCCAATTCTCCTGAAATTCTTCTTTTCATAAGGTCGGTTTCCGCCTTAATTTTAGTAACTTTTTGTTCTACTTTTGCTTTACGAGTTTCTGAAACATTTTTAGCAACTTCTGAAACTGTACCGAGTAGAGGTTTTAGTAACATTCCCCACATCATGCGTATCTCATTCTTTCAGCTAGAGCTACACATCTGTTCGGAGTTTGGATATACCACTTACTATCTTTCATTTGATTATGAGCTTCTTCCATATTGCCTTCTTGTAGAGCTTTGATCATCATTTTAAATTTAGATACTCCTGTAAAACCAAGTTGGAAAATCATTTCACATAAAATAGAACGCATCTCTTCATTCTCTGGTAAGTCATGCGTATCGCAGAGCTGTTCCATTTGATTCCAAGCATGATCAAAGTCTTTATTAAATATTTCTTCCCAACCTTCTTTTGTTGTTGGGATTTCTTCACCGACTAATATTTTATGGCCCCAGCCCCCGCTTAAAAATCCTTCAGTACAACGGTACGGCTCCAGCCTATATCCTTCATGTTCTTGTATAGATAATTTTGTTTTCTCTTTAATATTCATTTATTCGCTCGCTATTTCCCCGGCTATGCCTATGTACCCGGAAGCGTCTATGTAATCATCAGGATTAACTTGTCCTAACTTAGTTCTGGCTATCTTTAAGAGTGTCATCATGATTGCTACTTCATGAGCTGTAAACTCAACGCCTTTATAGGCAGACCACAACTTCGCAATATTGATGTGGTTTTCTGTAATATCTCCATGCTGATCATTTCGATCAGTATTTACTAGCTGAGAAGCTATAGTTAAAATGTCATTGTTTTTCATACTTTCCCTGTCCAACGACCTTTATTATTTAATGGCATTGTATGAATACAGGGTTGGCAATAACCGATATAACCAATACTAGCTACGGATATAATAGGTCTTTTTATAAAGTTTTTAGAATAGCGAAAATTCTCTGCTTTAGGATTGATACTAGAACCGACACACATCGCAAAATTTAAGGCTAGGGGTGAAGACCACATAGAATATGAACTCTGCGTATGTTGATGCCCGACGACAAGCGAACAGCCTAATTCTTTTGAACTTTGTAAAACGCTCGATTTAAAATGATGTGTAAAAAAAACATCATTACCGTTTGGGAGCTTAACTATTAATTTGTCGTGCCACTTCCATTTAGCTTTGATCTCAAACATTTTGTTTAAGTCTTTTAAAAAACTTCTTGGAATACCCATACTTTCTGCTTTGCGTATGACCCGGATATCATGGTTGCCATACATGATGTCCATTTTAGGAAATAGTTTTTCTAATTTTTTAATTTCAACTCTAGCTCTTTCTACTTCAGTTGTAGGATTATCTGTTTCTCCGCTAACTGAATGAAAAGTTACACTAGAAAAATCTACTAAATCGCCAATATGGATTATTCTATCCCACTTAGTTAAGGCTTTAATTTTCTTAATATAAGGCCAATAGTCTAAGTTTTGAGCTGGGAAGTGCGTATCACTTAAAATAAGTATTTTCACTTTATTTATATTTTACCTAAAAAGGTTTTATTATCTAAATTCGTTTGTAACTCTATTTAATAAAAAGTAATGAAACGTAATTAAAAAATAAAATCTTTTGCTAGGATTATTAAATGTGTAAATAATAAAAAACCTACAGACCACAGAACTCTATTGATCCGGGTAAGGTCTTGTTGAATATGGGCGAGGTGGTTATTCATAATTAATTGGATATCTTTTTTGATCAAGGCCACCTCTTTGTCGAGACGATTAATTTTATCAGATTGTGACGGCATCTGAAATTCCTGTAGTATCTAACTTAACTTGTTCTTGCTTTTCTAATTGATCAGTCATCGACTTTTCAATCGAAAGAGCATAATCCGCTTTTGCTTTTTGTTTTAATAAGACTTCATCAACGGTCATATTGTTTTTTTCTTCTCTTAACTGTGCATTTTTCTCATGAGCTAAATCAAGCCTATCCAATAAAAACTTGTTGTGTGTTCTAAGCTCTCTAACTTCTTTTTTTACTGTTCGTAGTTCTTTTTGTAGTTCTGATAGTGTGGCCATTATTTTACTCCCGCTAACGGATTAGCTAACGCTTTGTTTATTTTTAGTTCTAATTCCCCCTCGAGATCTTTGATTGATTGTTCAAACAATCGAAGCTCGTCTCTAGTATTGTTCTTGACTGAGTTTACAACGGACTCAGTATGCCTACTGTCTTGCTGAAGTGTGCGGACATCGCTTTTAAGGTCGTCTTTAAGTTCTTTTGCAGTAGAAGCTACTAAGTTTACTTCCTCTAAAATCATTGTCATTTCAGATTGAAGCATATCTACTTGTTGTTGTACTAGATCTATTCTTTTATCAAATCCTGAAAGATCCGGCTCCACATACTCATTTTGAATAAAGTTTTTAAAATCTGTGTAATCTTTATAGGCTACAAAAACTCCATACAATGCACCAACAAAAGTAGCTAGAGCTGTAATAATTGCAAAAATTTTACCGCCTTTAAATTTAAATCCCCCGGGTAATTCTAATTCTGCCATTGACTATCCACCATTTCATTAATTGTCATGTAATCCATATATTCTAATAAATTTGTATCGTTGCTCTGTGTGATGATTTGATTTTCGTAAAAAGTAAGATCTGTATAAAAGTCCCGGTCAACTATAGTTTTTGTCGTAAGATCAGATAAGCTGATATCAGATAGCACGACCATAAGGGCAACTTGAGTAGCTTGACCTTCACTAGAAGTCTTATCTATTTTAGCCATAATCTTTTCAGCGACTTTTTCTTTAATCTCTAGCTCTCGCTCTTCTTGAACTTCTTCTGGCTGTGTCTCTTCTTGTTCCTCAGTGTTTTCCTCTTCGACAGTGGACTCTTCGACAGGCTCATTTTCAGATTGAATTTCTTCTATCTCTTCTGGTTGATCCTCTGAAATTTCTTCTAGCTCTGGCATCTCCTCTAAGATTTGCTCTTCAATCTCTATTTGTATCTCAGTTTGGATTTCTTCCATTTCAGGAATATCCGGGGCAATCTCTATAACCTCTACAGTTTGCGGTGGGAGTTCAATTTCAAAAGAAATATCATCGAAGTAATAGTCTTCAATCACCACATCAACAATTAAGTCTTCCGTAGCTATATCCTCTACGACATCTAAAATAATGTCTGTAATTATTTCAACGGTGTTGTATTGGATAGATAAAAACGGATCTGAAATTATTCCGCCATAAAAACTTGGTGCTGTATATCCAGCATCAATAGACCAGATATCCATTTGAAATAAGATATCGCTATAATTATTTTCGTCTATTGTTTGTAGATAGCTATAGTCTCGAGCACCTGAGTAGTCCATTTCGACTGTGTGTTCATAAGTGTTAATTACATCTCCATTGGTCTTTGTAAGATGCAATTTAATAGTAAAGTAATCTTTGCAATCGTAGTTAGTATCGGAGCAAGACGGTACATTCACATTAGAAATATGACTCTCAATACTACTACCGTAAGTAAGCTCTATTCCTTGATTTATTTCAGCTTGAGATAATCCTTGGTCTAATAAACTAATTTGATCTGAGAGTATTCCACCACCACCAACAATTCCTTGATTACTATGCCCGGTACATACCTCACCTTCTTCAAGTTGACCAGAGTAATTGCATTGAGTCGTTGAAGCTCTGTCATATAGCTCCCATTGATCAGCCGAGTCTAAAACATTTTCTGTAGAAAGTTCTTCTGCGTTAGAAGAGTAGCAATAAACTAAGAGCCATAAGACCAAAATCTTTAAGATCATTAAAATTTTCCTCTGGTTCTTTTTGTTTTTGATTATTTTGTAAAAGTTTGCTTTTGATGATTGATCCTTCTGGCATCATATCTACATTAGCTAACCAAATTTCTTTTGATTTTTCCCCAATTTCCCCTGAATGTGGTGGGTAAATTCCACTCTGCCATAAACTATCGAAGACTTGAGGGTCTTGAGCTAAGATGCTCACTGCCGGGACTGAAAGCCCAAGTGATTTTAATTGACGACTATACTTAATAAGACGACACGCCTCATCTGTAATTGTAATGCCACTAGACACTCCTATTACGGAAGAGGTTACACTTCCTGAAATTCCCGACTTACATATATCACTATTGACTATGCTCAGACTTGGACTGATTGCGCTAGGCGGAGTCCGATCCGTTGTAACCGTATTTGAACTAACAGTATTAGTATTCGCTTTTA